GGATTCTATCCCTAATTCTAGCCATTTTTTCTTTCTTTCTTGCCACCAACCGTCACGACTATTTAAAACGCTAAATGGCGGTGCTAAAAATTTATTGGTTAAATTACCTGCCCTATTCGGTTCCTCTTCTTTTTCATCGAAAAGGTCACCAAGTTCATCTAACGAAAAACCTGTTAATTCTAAATCAAAATTTAAATCAGTAAGTTCTTTAAATTCTAATTTAAGAAGTTCTTCGTCCCAACCCGCATTTAGTGCTAATTTGTTGTCTGCTATTACATACGCTTGTTTTTGTGCGTCAGTCCAATCATCGGCTTGTATGCAAGGAACATCTTTTAAATTTAATTTTTTGGCCGCAAGTAATCTGCCATGACCCGCGATAATTTCGTTTTGATTGTCAACTAAAATAGGGTTAGTAAAACCCCATTCTTTAATGCTTGCCGCTATCTGTGTAATTTGCTCATCGCTATGGGTGCGACTGTTTCGTGCATAAGGTATTAGCGTATCTATGTCTCTGCGCTCTACCTTATCAGCAGGCCAAGACCGTCCATCTGCCATGGGTGCGCCCTTTCTGTTGTATGTATATTATACGGAAAAAAATCCCCCGCGCAAGGCGAGGGAAGTTGGTGAGGTAATAAGTTCGTTAAAAAAGCAGTAATCGGCGAACCTACTTCAAACAGGGAGGAGTTTGAAACCTCACGACCTGTTTCGTATAATCTAGTCATTTTTATTTTCTTTCAAGTATTTTTTATAAGGCTCTAATTGACTTGGTTCTACTAACCCTGCTCGCACCATCTGTTCGGCTAGTGCGCCCATTATATAGCTTTCACCTACTGGTTCACCGTTATTAATTCTATTTGCGTTTATTTTCAAATCATTAGGTTGATATTTTTCTGGCGGTAACTCTCGAAACTCTTGACTTTTTGGAGCTATTTCTTTAGCCGCCTTGCTTATTTCTTTTGCTGTTGGCCATGTTCTAGTTTCTAAATTACTTAATAAACTTTCCTCGAAATCCTTAAACCAATCATTGTAAGCTTTACTTGGTGCAAGTTTTATAATTTTATCGCATAAAAATTCTGCCTCGCTTTTCATACTTTCGCTGTTACCCTGAACCGCTCTGGGTGCGTTTAATCTGCCAAGAAGGTTAAGCATTTTTTCTTTTAATTCGTTATTGCGCATTTAACATTTCCCTTAAAACTTCTTTCTGCGTATCTAAATTATTTTCTATTTCGTATTCGTCGTTCCATCGTTCTTGGTTTAACCATGTACTAGCGTGTGGCATAAATTGTTTTTTTGTATCTTTATGTGCTTCAATAAAAATGTCTAACTTTTCCATTAATGTTTTAAAATCTATTTTCATATGGGCTTTTGCATATGCCTTTTGCGCAGGTGCCTTTGCTGTCTTTCTTGGATATTTAGCCCAGAATTTATTAAACTGCTCCACAACAACATCTATCGACCTTACTATTATAATAGGTTCATTGGATGGTTTATTGGATGGTTTGGGTGAACCGTGTGCAGGGGTAGGGCTGAATGTCATGCCGTGGTAGGGGTGAACGTCATTCAGGGGTGGTCTAGTTGAAGGTAATTGGCTAACTATTTGTAAATTAATTTGATAGTCTATAGTGTAACCGTGGCGGCATTCTTTTTGCCCTATTACCTTTAAAACACCCATTGCCAACATTTCTTTTATATGCTGACGAACAGCGCGGCTAGACATTTCTAAATCTGCCGCCATGTTGCCTTTGCTCACCCAAATACCGCTTCCATCGTCACTTGCCTTATCGGCCATATACATTAAAATTGCTTTTTTTGTGGGTGAACCTATTAATTTTGTTTGTATTACGTTTGAAACTAGGTTACTCATTACTTATGGTTACTCCTTGTAATCTGTGAGTATTGTATAATACTTCTCTTTATTTGCTTATAACCCTCAGAGTTTTAAAATGCTCTGGGGGTTTAATTATGTTGCAACCCATGTAACGGAATCTTCTTGTAAGTAATCAGAAAGCCTTTCCACCGTTGAAAATTTAGGGTCAGTTTCATTATTTATTATCTGATATAAAACAGGTCTTGACACGTTAGCATTTTTTGCAACCTTTGTTAAGTTCCTATCTCGTAGCTTATGTCTTATTTCATCTAAACTTAAAATTACCTTGTTATCCATTTTTAACCTCTTTTCTTTACATTTATTAATTTTACCCTTTACACCGTAAAAAAAGTAAAGTAAAGTAGTTTTAGCAAAAAAGGAGAAATATTATGCAAAAACCAAGACCAACACAAGTTGCAGTAAAACTTGCTATATCTGAAGCAATATTAAAGCACACGCATGAGTGTATGAAAGACCCCCTTAAAAACAAGGATAATTTGTTTCCATTAGGATGCAGTGAAATTATTAATGCCGCAGTAGACAAGGCATATGATGACTTTGCGGAAAGCGAAATAGGGCAACTAGAAGCTAAATTAAGGTTAGTAAATGGCACTAAGTAACAAAGAAAAGGAGACTATTTGGAAAGTATTTAAAACTTTAAGAAGTACATCAAACCAAATTGCTGATTGCCACGATTTGTGGCTTTCAGATGTAAGGGATATAGAAACCGCTTTTTGGGCTTTATATCATGAATTTAAATTTATTAGAAATAATTGTGAGAAAGAAAGAAACAATGACTAAAATACCAGAACGATTAATTGATTTAATTAAAGCAGTTGGCTTAACAGAAAGTAAAGCCACATGGAATTGCCACGGTACACCAGTGGTATTACACAAAGCATTAGAAAAAATAGCTATAAAAGAAAATATAGTTTTTGATGCACCAACCATTATAGAAAGCAATATAAAAGACAAACACGTTGCTATCTGTGTAACAGGCCATAAAGGCGATGCAACAGCTTGGTCTATAGGCGAGGCCGCACCTTACAACACAACAAATAAATATCCCTACGCTATGGCAGAAAAAAGAGCCAAAGACAGGGTAATATTAAAGTTGCTTGAGTTAAGTGGTGATGTTTACAGCGAAGAAGAAGCTGACGAGTTTAAAAACGAAAAACCACAAAACAGCGAACCTAATCTAAGTATAAACCTAGAGGAACGCATAGATGCAATGTTAGAGTTTTACGAAGATTGCAACCTAGAGCGTTTTATAGCGGCAGAAAAAAGATATCAAAAAATGCTAAACTCTGTTGGTTTAGGTGAACCAGAATATAATAAAATTGTTGAAGCGCACGACAAAAGAAAAGCGGAGTTGTACTCATGAAAAATATAACTGCCGTTGGCTATCTAACTAAAGATTGCGAAGTTGTTGAAAACGAAAAAAGTTCTTTTGTAAAATTCTCTATAGCCGTTGATGACGGCTATGGGGAGAACAAAGGCACAATATTTTTTGGCGCACGTTACTTTAGAACAAACATTTCACCATATCTTTTAAAAGGTAAATTAGTCGCCATTACTGGTGATTTAAAAAAGAATGAATATGAAGGCAAAACGTATTTATCTATTAACGCAACCGAAGTAAAATTATTAGGAGGTAAAAGTAACGAGCCAAAACGATTAGCCGAAGGGCAAAAAACAATAAGCAATAATGAATTACAAGATTTCGATGACGAAATACCATTTTAAGAAGGAGTTAAAAAAATGAATGTTATACTTACACAAGAAGCTAATGTTTTAAATACACTTAAATCAGGGCGAACAATAACGCCAATTGAAGCACTTAACCAATTCGGCTGTTTTAGACTAGCGGCTATTATCCACACACTTAGAAAAGAAGGTGGTTGGCCAATTTATACTGATATGGTTGGCGATGGTAAAAAAAGTTGGGCGCAATATTCATTAGACCAGAACAGAGACACATGGCCAGAATAAAACTACAAGTAATAAAAAGTGGGGGGCAGTTAATGCCCTCTACTGAGTATGACGCTGTAAAAATAGAAGAATACAAAGATGGTCAGGTGTTCGATTTACAGCCAACAGGCAAACGGTCTAACCCACATCACAATTTATATTGGGCTACACTAAAAAATGTTTGCGAGGCTACTAACCGATGGCCTACAGAACAACACTTACATAGTGAATTAAAGTGGGCGTGTGGTTACGTTAAGATGCGTTGGAATAGTTTAGCAAGCGCACACATGCGTATTATGGACAGTATTTCTTTTGATGATATGAGCCAAAAAGAATTTAATGATTACTTCGAACTTGCTATGGAAAAACTATCTGAGGCAATAGGATACGACCCACTTGAGCAATCTAGCAAATAAACCGCCTTTAGGGCTAAAAGCAAATAAAACAAAACGCAATGCAAAGTATTTAGATAAGATTAGAGAAATGCCTTGTTGCGTTTGTAAGAAGTTTGGCGAGGTACAGTATAGTCCAACAACAGCGCATCATCCTATTCATGATAGATTTAGCATGAAAAAAGCTAGTGATTTTGAGGCAATACCGCTTTGTGAAGGGCATCATCAAGGTTTATGGGATAAATCTAAATTAGCCATACACGACAATAAAAAGGCATGGCGGGAAAAATATGGAGCTGATTGGTCTTATATTGTCCAAGATACAGCCATATAAAGCACTGCGCCACGGTCTGGGTGGCAGTAAACTTTCTTGGCATTGACGCTAGTGACTTGGTTATCGCTGTAGTAGACAACGCCTTCACAGCCGTCTAATGCTGATTTTATAATGTTATCTATATCAGGTTTACTGGTAGGCAGTATCGCACCGTATTCGGCCTCTAGTCTTTTAACCTTAGACCATGATTTAGGTATTTCCATAAAGGCTACTATTTCAACGTGGCAAAATTTGGACGTTGGGTCTAATTTTAATTCGTGCATTTTCTGCCATGCGGCGGCGTGTATTCTTGTTTCATACTCCCTTGTCTTTTCGGGCGTGTATGCTCTGCCCTGACGGGTAAAACGAGGCCGCCCCTTGCCCTGAGGTTGCCCTGTTACTTCTATTTCTACCTTTATTAATTCCATAAAGCTTAGAATAGCAGAAAGCCCCCGAAGGGGCTAACTATTTTTAAAACGTAAGCATTTCAGCCAAACCGTCTACTTTTTTGCCTTTTACAGAATTTTGTTTTTCCAATGCTTCTGTAACAGCCATTGTAAGTTTATCGGTATATGAACGACACCATGCTGAGCCATTTTTT